TCTATTATGGCGTGCAGCCGGCTGTCGAGGTCTGCCATCAGTGTGTGGCTCTCTCCCAAGAACTGTCGCTGCGGTATACGGACGACAGAGCCCTCTTTCATCAGAGCCATACGGCGGCAGAACTCAGCCTTAGCCGAGAGTTTAGCCCGTGCTGCGGGGTTTTGCCTGGTCTGCCCTGCGAGACGATAGTATTGCCACCAAAAGTAGCGTTTCATACGAGCCGTTACGGTGATGGTGCCGCCGTTGTTGTGTATCTCGGCGTATTCGAGGTGAGAGCCTACGACGATACGCCGCGTGTTCTGTTCGGTGGTGCGTATGCTGTTGCGGAGGTTGCTTGTAGCGGTCATGGTGCGGAAGCCTGCCAATGGCGTAAGCGAGGGCTTCCATTCCTCGAATGCTGTGTCGGTAAAGCCTCCTTTGACGAAACTACGCTTAAAGAAGTTTACACTCTCTATCGCTGCCATCCGTGCGGTATGGCGGAGTAGTTCCCGGCGGGCAAAGTTGAACGATACGGTCTTGATGAGGTTTGCCATAATGATTAAATGATGAGTTCTATCGGTTCGTCGCTTGCGGCTTCGATAGTGAACGGAATGACGTCGAACTTAGCCTCTATCGGCTTGATGTCGAGTTTTTTTATCACAATATTGTCGATGTCTTTGCTGCCGAACACTTCGCCTTCGACCGATATGCTGTCGCAGATGTTTGCCCACTGTGTGAGTTCGGCGACGATGCGGTGTGCCTCGGCAGAGGAGTCGGAACGGTTGCCGAAGGCTATGCCGCTGATGTTAATCTGCCAATCGCCGAGCCCGTACAGCTCTTTGACAGTACCTGTGCCGCCGAGTGTCTGAGTCTCGGTGATGATTTTCTCGCGGCTGAAGTCGACTATACAGGAGTAAGGCAGTACGAAGTCGTTCATGTGTTGCTTTACCACCTGTCCTCGTTCGTTGTAGATGTTGTAGCTGCCGCCTTTGAACTTGACAACACCGAATACTGGCAGATTGAAGTCGGATACCGCTTCGGCATCGGCTTTGCCGACAAAGTCTACCGACTGAAACGTCGGCTGAGTTGCTGCGGGGCGTTCGGGTGCAGGGCGATATAAGGCTATACCGAATATCTCGGAGATGATGGCGGCGACCTGCGCCGGAGTGGGATTGTAATTGTTTGCCATTGAAATGATGTTTAAGTGGTGATTAAATAGTTGTACCGTCGAGGAGAGTATGTATATTGTCTTTGATATCTTCGAGACGTATACCGACACGACGCAGGGCAATCTTTACCTCTTTGCGTACAGCTACCTTGTCTGCCTTGCCTCGCACCTTTCGGAAGAGGTTGCAGCCGACGATAGGGTCGTTTTTACACTCGCCTTGCAGACACGAAAGAGCGAGATATGCGTCTTGCATGAGGGTATCTTCGAGGACTATGCCCCTTGTTATTTTGCCGTCTTTGCCTCGTGCGACGGATATTTTTATGTTGTTTTCTTTGTCGAGCGCTATTTTTTTCATCGTATCGTTTGGTATTTAAAATAAAAGTATTACTTTTGCAGTGGTTCAAAGCATCGAGAGCTGCGAATCTCCCAGAAGGGCGACAGCGATGTCGCCCTTCTGCCTTTATTGCAGGTCAAGCAGGCTATCGAATTTATTGGCAAGCAGTTGTTTTCTTGTTATTTTGCCGACTTTGTTTCCTCGTATTATGATAAAATATTCTATATATCTGTTTTTCTCCTTTCCTGTATTTATTATTGTTCCTTTTAGGTGTCTTCCGAGCAGCTTAATATCAACCGCCTTTGTGATATCTAATATTGCATATTTACAATGCTGTTTGTCTGCACTCTTAGCCACATTATTAAAGAAATTTTTAAAAGAATTTGAGGCGTCCGTATATGTTTTCAAATCTCCAAGTATATTCGTCCTACCTATACCGAACTCCGCATTGGTACTGCCTTTTAGCTTGCCACCATCGGTATGATGCCTTATGTAGATATCTTTGTTTAAGGCGGGAGCAATCTTTTTGGCTGCCTCTATATTGTCGGCTAAATCGTTGTGGTCGGCAAAGTCGTTGACGTATATTGTGCGTTCGCCTACCTTGATTGTAGCGTTGTAGGGAGCATCCTGTTTGGCGAGTTGTACCGCCGCATCGAAGGTTTCTCGTCGGTCTGCTTTCAGGGTTTCGGCTACCCTTTTATTATACGGGTGGGTGTCTTTGAAGATACGCTCGCTAAGGGCAGCGTTGCCGGCTATTGTATCGTTGTATTGCGATAGTTTTCTGTCGTTGGGCGGGTCGGTTGTCTGCTCGAGGTAGCATCGGCAGTTGTAGTCGAGTGGCGGCATTACTGTCCATTCGTCGACAGGCTTTACTATACCCTCGTTTGCAGCGTGGCTGTCGCGTACGTGACTGTCTTGCATCGTTACGAACCGCAAGTTAGGGTATATGTCGCTATCTTTTCGGAACTGCCCAAACTGGTACGCCGAACTTGCCGAGTTTGCCGCGAACTTCTCTTCGGTCTTCTGCCAGATGTCGCCATACAGAAAGCCTCTCTTTTGAGCCAAACCAAGTAGCTTTTCTTTCGAGATACCGCCTACTTTGAGTGCTTCTATCTCTTTGATAAGCGAAAACGTCTTAGCCCCGGCAAAGGCGAGCAGGTTCTCGCGGAACTTCCTTGTTGTCGGGTCGGTGTAGTATCCGCCTCCCCACCCTTTCTGTGTAGCCGACGACAGACCGGTATAGTATTTGAGTACAAGGGCACGGTGTAGCTTCTCGGGCGTGATGTTGTCTCGGTATACCTGCTCTGCTATTTCGTCTATCGAAGGGTCGGAGGCGGCAGCCGAAGGTAACGTAGTGTACGCTATGGCTTGGGTATTATCTTTTTTTTTTACCTGCTCCTCGCCGTCGTTTTGAGAGCCATCACCAAAGAACGACGTGGTCTGCCTGATGGCAGTAACAGGTAGACCTGTACGCATTCTTATCTCATCGATATCGAACTCATAAGAGGACGATAGTTTACTTATGGCATCGATATATCCGTTGATATCGAGTGTCTCTTGGTTGTTCCAAACGAGTTTGTGTCGCTCGAAGTCTTTATAGACAGGACTTATCTGTACGAGCCTTTGGCGTATTTTGGCATTGAAGATATATCCGAATAGTTGCTTATCTGCTTCGTAACGGTCGGCGGCAACACGCTCCTGCACCTCGGCAGAGCCTACGAAAGACTTCTCGTCGGTGGTAGAGGTGCCTCCAAGTACACGCTTGGATATTTCCTTATTGCAGAACTCGTCGATAAGACTGATGAACGTCTGGTGGGCGTTTGTGTCGCTCAGTGAGGGCGTCTCTATCTTCTCGTTGCCTTGCAGAACGGCGAACATATTTTGTCGGAAGTTTTGCCCCATCTCGAAGAGTTCGTCGCGGCGTGCCGTATCCATGCGGTCTGTGATAAAGAATATCGGTGGCACGCCGTACTTGTCAATATAGCTCATCCAGCTACCGAGCGATAGCTTTTTGGCTATAATGGGCATAGCCAGCTGGTGGAACATTCCCAGGTCGAACGAGCCACCTACTTGCAGATAGTAGTTGCCGAGCGGCTCGTCGACGAAAGATACGCCTTTGGTGTCGTATGGTTCTTTGATGACGATACCTTTGGAGGCAATGAAATTGGACTGCGGTATCTCGGTAACGGTAGCCATCTCCATAGTATCGGGGTCGAGGTCGAACATCTCTATGAGAGTAGTGCCCTGGAAACGGCTCATCAGTACAAGTCTTATGAGCTCTTCGAACCATGGGCGGCGGAGTAGATCGGTCAGTTCCTCGTTTTTGTTGCCGTTGTCGTCGGCTACCATAAAAGACGACCGCTGCACACGAAGGATACGCGTATCGACGACAGACATCAGGTGGCTGTCGAGCATCATAGAGCGATAAAATCTCATCAGAGGCTCTCGGCGAGGGTCGTCG